AACCCCAACAGCGTCAACTCGATCGGCGCGACCGGCCTGTTCCAGGACTTGGGCAACCGCAAGTCGGACCTCCTCGCCAACTACGGCCTGTCGCCGGACGAACAGATCGCCCACGCCCGCTCCGAATTGCTCGGACCGGAATCGAACTCGCTCGAGATGCTGAGGAACGCCACCTCGGTCAAGGGCGGCCTGGACGCCAGCCTCGCCTTCGAGCGTCCCAGCGCCAAGGAGATCGCCGAGAGCTATTCCGACCGCCTGGCGCGCGGCAACGCTTACGATTCCGGCGCACTGGCCCCGGGCGGCGCGGCGGCGCAGCTCTCCAAGATGCAGGCCAGCGAGCTCGAGTCCTCGACCAAGTCGTTCCAGCAGCTGCAGCAGTCGCTGGAGACGAATGTTCCTCCGATCAACGGCGACCTGACCAAGCTGTCGCAGACCCTCGACTCCGGCTCCACGAGCGTTTCGCAGGGAGTGGAGAAGCTCGCCTCCTCGCTCGGCAGCGGCGGCGGTGGTTTCGGTGGTGGATTGGGCGGCCTCGGCGGCCTGTTCGGCGGGGCAGGCGGCGCGCTCGACGACGGCGGCTGGGCCATCGCCGACGCCTTCCATTCGGGCGGCCTGGTCGGCGGCGCTCCGACGTTCTTCAAGTCGGTGCCTTCGTCGATCTTCCGCGGCGCTCCTCGCTTCCACACCGGCCTCGGGTCCGACGAATATCCCGCCATCCTGCAGCGCGGCGAGCGGGTGCTGACCGCCTCGGACGAGCAGCGCAACCGGGAGGTGATGAACGGTCTCGCCGATCGCTTGTCGTCCATGAACCAGGCCGGCGGCGGCGTGGGCGCGGGGGTGCGCCAGGTCAACGACCATCGTGCAATTAACATCAACGTGGCCGCCAAGGACGCCGACAGCTTCCGCGCCTCTAGGGGCCAGATCCTGTCCGACGCCCACGTCCACATGCAGCGGTTCGGGGCGCGCAACGGATGACCCTCGTCCTCATCGACGGCTTCGACGCCTACGGCAGCAACGGGGTCAACATCTCGGGGAATATGCAGACCGGGTTCTATCAGTATGTCAGCAACGTCTCGGCCAGCAACACGACGCCCTACAATCGCGGCTACAGCGCGACCTATTCGGCCGATGGGGAGGCCGGCTTCACCTTCGTCCTGAACAACAACGCCAACACCGTCATCGCCGGCGCGAAGATGATGTACGACTATCTGCGCTCGGGGCGGCAATACGGCTATCTGTTCTTCTTCCGCTATATTTATCCAGGCTGCTATAACCTTCCCGTGCAGGCGGGGATCGGGGTCGACAACGAGGGCCGCATCGTCGTTTTTCAGGGGGGCCAGATTTCCGGCCAATTCGGCGGCGGCGAGCCCTACCTCACCGGCCCTGTGATCGGCCAGTCCGAGATCAACATCATGACCCCGGGCCAGTGGCATTACGTCGAGGCCAAGTGGACGGCGACCCAGGTGGTGGTCCGGGTCGACAACAACCTGGTCTGCGTCGCCGATGGCACCGCCACCATGGCGGGGTCCGGGGGCGCGAACACCTCGACCGTCGGCAACCAGGTCAACCAGGTCTGTTTCAACGGCGGCGTCGGCTCCGCGGTGGGCCAGGGCGTCACGGAATATTGGGTCGACGACGTCTACGTCTGTGACGCCGACCCCGGCGACGCCTACAGCGACTTCGTCACCCCGATCACGATCTACACGCTGTTTCCCTTGAGCGACGCCAGCCCCAACGGCATGAACGTCGTCGGCGGTTCGGGCGGCCATTACGGCGCGGTCACGGGCGTGATGAACGACACGAACTACGTCTGGGCCAACGCCGGCGGGGTGTCGGAATGGTACGGGTCAAGCGCGCTGCCGAACGACGCCATGTTGATCGGGGCGATCAGCATGCAGACCCGCGCGATGAAGCAGCAGATCGGCTTCGGCGACTACCAGCAGATGGTGCGCTTCGGCGGGGCTGCGTTCTACAGCGGCCCGTACTCGATCACGACCGCCTGGTTCACCAACCAGACCATCTGGCCGTTCGCCATGAGCGGCGGCTACTGGACGGTGCAGATGGGCAACGGAATCCAGTTCGGCATGCAGACGATTTGAAGGTGATTGCAAATGGCGCTGCTTTGGATTGACGGTTTCGACACTTACGCGAATAGCGGCTCGTCGATTGATTCGCTGATGACCAGCGAGGGCTATCAGTTTTCCGGCGGCGTCTCGGTGACCAACCAGACCGCCTCGGGGCAGGGGATGGCGATCTCGACCGGCTTGCGTCTCGGCGGCCTGCAATGGGTGACTACGCCACAGAGCCAGATCATCACCGGATTCCGCTTCAAGTACACGCAGGGCGCAGCGGGACAGCTACTCTTCTTCATCGACTCAGCGACCCAGCAGGGGGTGACCGTCGGTTTCACGGCCAATGGCAACATCACCGCCGCGCAGGGCGCGACCACCTACGGCCCGACCATCGGCACGATCATCTCGTCGACGGGGAACAATACGGTTTACCCCAACACCTGGTACTATCTGGAATGTTCGGTCATCCCGGCGACCGGCTTCTTCGAGATCAAGCTGAACGGGACGACGCTGATCACCGGCACCAACGCCAGCTTCGTCTTCGGCTATATTGACCGCCTCATTTTTACGACGGCGCAGAACAACTCCAGTTTGTCGATCTTTATCGACGACTGGTACGTCCTGAACACCAGCGGCGGCTTGAGCGGCTCTCTCGGCGATCACGTCGTCGTCACCCAGCAGCCGGCGGCCGACGCCAGCCCGAACGCCCAGGCCCAGACCGGCGGCGGCACCGGCCACTTCACGACGCAGGACACGGTGATCAACGACAACAACTACCTGACCGCCACGTCGAGCGGGCAGGAGGAGCTCTACAGCCTTTCGACCCTGTCGTCCTCGGTGGTCGGCGTCACCGCGGCGCAGCTGCACGTCCGCGCCAAGGCGGATTCGGCCGGGTGGCACGAAGAGCTGATCGCCGTCGGCCCAGCCAGCGGCACCACGACCGCAACCAACGCGCTCACGACCTCGTTCGCCTCGAGCGACCTCATCATGGAGAACGGCCCTGACGGGTCGTGGACCGTCAGCCAAGCCAACGGCCTCAAGATCGGGTTTCAATCGGCATGACCGCCTGGACCACTTCCCAGACGAGCGTCCGCTTCCTCGCCTCCTACGACGGCAATCGGAAGACGAGCCAGACGAGCGCCCGTTACCTGGTCACTTGGAACGACCCGGCCCTCGTGCGCGCGTTCACCTCGGTCTATCTGCAGCTCATGGGCTTCTCGCCCATGCCGTCGGTCTTTTCGCGACCGCAAACCTTCTGGGACGCATCGACAATGATTCTGAACGAAGTCTTCCCCTACAACATCTCGTTCGACTCGATCTCCGCCGACACGTTCGAGGACGACGTGACGGTCGTCGATTCGGGCGTCAGCCAGCGCGTCTCCCGCTGGGACCAGCCCTTGCGCGAATACAACGTCGCCTATGGCGTCCGGACGATGGAGCAGCTGCAGGCGCTGACGAACTTCTTCCGCCTGGTGCGTGGCCGCCAGTATGGCTTCCTCTACTTCGACCCGTTCGACCATTGGACGACCATCGCGACGGCTGTCGAGGCCCGCACCCCGCCGGCGACCGGCTACGCCGACCAGTGGGTCGGAAGCGGCAACGGCACGACGACGCAGTTCCAGCTGCAGATGGTCTACACGTCGCCGAACAACTCCATCAACAGCGTCCGGCCGATCTACTACCCGATCCCCGGCGGCACGGTGGTCGACCCGCGCATCCCGCTGACCGCGCCCAACATCCGCGTCAGTCTCTACAATGGGAGTGCCTGGATCGAGCAGACGAGCGGCTGGAGCGTCAATTACACGACCGGAATCCTCACCTTCAACACGCCGCCGGCTCCCGGCGTCGGCATCGCCTGGGGCGGCTGGTTCTATATTCCGGTCCGGTTCGACACCAAGCGCCTGCCGGTGACGCTCAAGGACTACGGCGTCGGCGACGTGACCGACGTCAAGCTCATCGAACTGAGGATGCCTGAACCGACATGATGTACCTCGGCGCAAACCTTCTCACGAACCTTCGAAGCATGACGCCGACTCTGGCGACGGCCTGGTTGATCGTGCGGCTCGACGGGCAGCGCTTCGCCTTCAGCTCCTGGGACAAGCCGTTCTCCTATTCGATCGACGGCGTGAACACCGACACCTATCAGCCGGTCAACTCGTTCTCGGGCTCGGCCACGGTGTCGAAGACGGACCTCTCCGTCGGCAACCAGACGGTCACCGGCCTCATCTCGACCGCCTTGAGCGAGAGGGACCTGGCGGGCGGCCTGTTCGACAATGCGCGGATCAAGTCGTTCTGGATCAACCCGAACAATCCCGGCTACGGCATCGTCCCCTTGATGGGCGGCCGCCTGGGCGAGTTCGTCTTCCACAACGTCCAGTTCGAGACCGAGGTCCGCTCGCCGCTGCAGGTGCTGCAGCAGCCGTTCGGCCGCTATTTCACCCTGGAATGCTACACCCAGTATGGCGACGAGTTCTGCTCCCTGATCCGCCGCTCCGTGCCGTGGCGGCCGAACTTCAAGTTCACCTCGCGCACGGCGAGGACGCCGATCGTCCGCCCGCGCGCTTCGTGGACCGGCCTCTGGTACCAGTCGAACACGACCTCGGGCTGGAGCGGGGCGACGGAGCCCAACTGGCCGACCAGCGTCGGCGGCACGGTGGGCGACGGCGAGATCGTCTGGACGGCGGTTAGCGTTCCTGGGCGGGGAGGCACCGTCACCGGCGTCTTCAACCGCGGCACGTTCGCCGACACGAGCCTGACCGACGCGACCGGCTATTGGCAGTACGGCCAGGTCTACTGGGTCACCGGGGCCAACCAGTGGCTGGCGATGGAGATCCAGGGCTTCACGCAGGGCGGCATCGTGCAGTTGCTCGAGGGCATGGTCGAGAACATCCAGGTCGGCGACCAGTACGTTATTCAGGACGGCTGCGCCAAGACCCGCACGGCCTGCATCGCCAAGGGCAATCTCTTGAACTTCCGCGGCTTCGCGGATATGCCGACGGAAGACCGCGCGATGGTCACGCCGAACGTCACTTCGCCCGATCCGAACCAGAACCAGAATACCGGAGGTGGAGGCGGTTCATGACGACGTCAGTGCAGACAATTGCACGGAGCGAGATCTGCGCCAAGGCGCGGGGCTGGGTCAACACGCCCTTCCGCCACCTCGGGCGCGACCGCAAGGGCGTCGACTGCGCCGGCCTGGTGCTCGGCGTGGCGCAGGACCTCGGCCTGACCGAGACCTACGGGCTGCCCAAGCTGACCTACGGCAAGATCCCGAATCCGAAATACATGGTCGCCGAGATGGCGCAGTGGATGAAGGCCACGGGGCGCAAGTTCGACGAGCTCATCCCCGGCGACGTCGCCACCTTCTGGGCGATCGACCGCGGAGCGCCGCGGCACCTGATCATCATCGGCTGGGACGCCCTGTGCCAGCGGCGGACGATGATCCATTCCTTCTCGAAGTTCAGCAAGGTGGTCGAGCACTCGTTCGACCGCTTCTGGCCCGACCGCTTCATCGCCGCCTACGAATACCCCGACACGTCGCCTGATTGGGTGCGCTGACCATGGCTACCGTAGCATTCAGCCTCGCGATCGGCCTCGGGGGCATGCTGATCCAGAAGCTCTTCGCCCCCAAGCCGAAGGACATCTACGGCCCGCGCCTCTCCGACCTCAACGTCCCGTCGGTCAGCCCCGGCACGCCGATCCCCCGTCACTGGGGGACGATGAAGATACCTGCAACGATGATCTGGTGCTCGGAACTGATCGAGAACGAGGTCGTCATCCAGGGCGGCAGCAGCAAGGCGGGCAGCGCGCCGAACCAGATCAACTACACCTATTCCCGGCACGGCGCGTGGGCGGTGTGCGAAGGTCCGGTCGTCCAGTGGAACCGCATCTGGGCGGACCAGAAGCTCCTGTGGGTCAACCCGCAGCTGGCGGCCGAGGAGGGGCAGAGCTTCGACCAAGCCTATTACGCCGAGCTCGACCGGCTCTACAATCAGGAGGGCGACCTCGACGTGGCGAGCGACTACGTCAACGCCTTCTTCTTCGCCTACAACCAGTATGACCCGTTCAACACGCTGAACCAGCTGGCGCTCTATTTCCCGGCGATCTTCACCGAGACCTGGGCGCAGCTCTACATCAACACGCACCCCGGCACGCCGGTCGGCGTCCCGTCGCCTACGCCGTCGCAGGAAGTCTCGATCAACAACATGGTGCTCGAGATGTTCGGCGGCATGCAGGCCAACGCCACTTGCGGCGGCCTGAAGGTGCGTTACGCCGCCATCACCTTCTACAACGGCGACGAGCTGCAAAACCCCGATCCGACCATGGAATCGGTGCTCAACCCCGGCAACGTCCCCGCCTATCGCGGCACCGCTTATTTCGTCATCCAGGATTTGCAGTTGCAGGATTTCGGCAACACGACGCCGACGCTGGCGGTCGAGGTGGTGAAGTCGGACGGCAACACCTACCTGCACCAGATCCTGGTCGACTGCTGCAAGGAGAGCCAGCTCGACGAGGACGAGTTCCAGCAGTTCGGCACCCTGCCGGTCATCACGATTCCCGGCTTCGCCCTGACGCAGGCCCATTCCGGCCGCACCGCCTTCCAGGAATTGCAGAAGGTCTACCCGTTCGACGCCATCGAATCCGGCTGGACGATGAAGTTCAACTGGATCAACCAGCGCGCCTGCATGGCAGTCGACCGCGACGACCTGGCGGCGCATGCGGACGGCGAGAACGCGCCGGATTCCGACCAGATGACCCGGGCGCACGACTGGGACCTGCCGGTCCGGATGAACCTCAAGTTCCAGGAGCCGGTCCGAAACTATTCCATGAACCACGTCTTTGCGCTGCGCGAGGTGCCGCAATCGAACACGGTGATCGACGAGGAAGTGACCATCGCCATCACCCGCCAGGACGCCAAGACCTATGTCGAAGAGCAGATGTCGCTGCGCTTCGCCGCGCGCGTCACCTGGAAGCGGACGCTGCCGCGCAAATACGCCATGCTCGAGCCGGGAGACGTCATCCTCCTGCCGGACAAGGGCGACGAGACCCTCGATCCGGTGTTCTGGCGCGAGAGCCGCATCCTGCAGAAGTCGGTCGGCGCGAACGGCGTGATCGAGTTCCAGTTCATGGACCCCTGTTTCCACCAGGTCGTCCAGGCGGTCACCGAGACCGACCTCGTCACCTTCACGCCGGCGTCGCAGCCGGGGCAGTCGGTGACCTTCTCTTACATGCTCGATTGCCCGATCCTGCTCGACACCGACCCGGACAATGTCGGCTTCTACGCCGTGATCACCGGCACCAATGGGGCGTGGACCGGCGGGGCGCTCTACGCCGATCTGAACAGCGCCGCCGCGATCAACTATTTCGGCGAATCGACGGCGGTGCCGAGCCCGGGGACCAACTATTTCCAGCTGGCGACCGGCCAGACCCAGGTGGCCAACGGCTTCGTCCAGGTGCTGCCCTTGGCCAACAAGCACGAGATGTGCTGGGACTGGGAATCGGTCGTCCAGGTCTGGATGTATAATCCGACGTTGCAGCTAACTTCAATTACGCAGCAGCAGGCTTACCTGAACCCGTACAACCTGTGCATGCTGGGCAGCGAGATCATCCAGTTCCTGACCGCGACCAGCCTCGGCAACGGCGTCTGGCAATTGTCGGGGCTGCTGCGCGGCCTGCGCGGCACCGAAGGGTCGATCGCCAACCATGCGCTGGCGGAGCAGTTCGTCATGCTGGTCCCCGGCACGATCGCCAGGATCAGCCACGCCGCCACGCAGATCGGCGCGAGCTACAGCTATAAGGCGGTGAGCAACGGGCAGGACATCTCGCTTCCGACCGCGTTCAATTTCGCCAACAGCGGCAATTCCTTGCGGCCTTACGCGCCGCAGATTTGGCAGGCGTACAAGGACCTGTCGAACAACCGCTACCTGGTCTGGAACCCGCGCTCGCGGCGCTTCGGCGGTTGGGCCGACGGGGCGACGGTCGTCCTCGACCAGCCGTCCGAGGTCTACAACATCGACGTCTACCAGGGCGGGACGAAGAAGCAGAGCTATTCCTTCACCTCCACCCGGTCGTGGACCTACACGACCAGCATGATGACGACGGACGGGGTGACCGCCACCTCGGCCATCCAGTTCAACCTCTATGAAATCGGCGCGACCATCGGCGCAGACTACGTGACCACGGTGACCATATGACCCTTACCGCGACCCCCAACCTCCAGATCCCGCTGATGGCGTCGAACGCCCTGCAGAAGGAGGTCATGTACAACGAGGCGGTGCTGGCAATCGACACCGTCTTCGCCGACGTGGCGATCGACATCGGCACCAATACGCCGCCAGGCTCGCCCAATGACGGCGACGTCCACATCATCGGCACCGCGCCGACCGGAGCCTGGGCGGGCAAGCAGAACCAGATCACCTTCTACTGGAACGGCTGGAATTTCATCACCCCGCCGGCCCGCATGCAGATGTATATTTCCTCGGCCAGCGGCTACTACAACTGGAACGGCACCGCCTGGAACGCCGGCTACCTCGGCTTCACCAACGGCCCGATTACCGGCCTGACCGACGTCAACATTGTCGACGGCTCGTCGATCGACGGCCAGACGATGATGTACGACAACTCGACCAGCAAGTGGATTGCGGCCAAGCGGGTCGATCTGCCGGTCAACGCCTTGGGCAGCGTCTCGGGCTCGGTGACGCTCGACCGTCACAACGGCGAGTACCAGACGCTGACGCTCAGCGGCAACATCACGGCCCTGACCATCAACAACTGGCCCGCCACGGGCAAGCTCGGCAAGCTGACGCTCGAGATCACCAACGGTGGCACCTATACGATCGCCTGGCCGACCGGGACGAAATGGCCAGGAGGCAACGTGCCGACGCTGACGGCCTCGGGCACCGACATCATCGTCCTGATGAGCCACGACGCCGGCACGACGGTCAGGGGCTCGGTGGCGGGGCAGGGCTATGCCTGATCGTTGCAGTTGCTTGCAATTGCGCGGTCGTCGTGCAATTACCTTCAAATCCTCCAGAGGAGATCTCCCCATGAATTTCCGGTCCTGGCTGCGCAGCGGGCTTGTCGCGGCCTCTCTGTTCGCGGCGTCCGCCGCCTCGGCGGCTGGCGGCAAGGCGTCCACCTTCGAGAACGCCCTTCTCAAGCTCATTTTCAACGGCACGACCATCACCGGCATCGCCGACAACACGGCGACAACCCCGGCGACCGTGCTCTGTGTGGCCCTGCACACCGCCGATCCCGGCGTGGGCGGGTCGCAGACGACCAGCGAGGCGGCCTACACCAGCTACGCCCGGGTCGCGGTCAACCGCAACACCGGCGGCTGGACGGTGTCGACCAACACGGTCGCCCCGGCGGCCAACATCACCTTTCCGGCGGCCACCGGCGGTTCGGAGACGGAGATCTATTTCTCGATCGGCATCCCGACCTCGGGTTCGACCTGCACCGGCGCGACCACCATCATGTATCGCGGCCCGATCACTCCGAATCTGACGATCTCGTCCGGCGTCACCCCGCAGCTGACGACCAGCACGCTGGCTACTGAAAACTGATTGCAGGTACCTGCACTAGGGCGGTCCGATGGCCTCGTATTACGACAAAGCCTTTTACCTCAACTCGGGCGGCATCCCGTTCGACAATTGGGGGACGGTCGCGGGCGGCTCTGGTGCGACCGTCAACGAGACGACGAACTATATTCCGGCCGGCGCGTGCGTCGTCTGCGTCGTCTGCGAGGCCACGGCGACGACCGCCGGCTCCGTGTCAGACGGGGGGACGAACACCTACACCTTAGCCGCCTCGCAAACGCTGACAGGCGGCGGCATCCTGATGGTCTTCATCGCCTACAACTGCACGGCGATGGGCACTTGCACCCTGACCTATACGAAGAACAACACCGCGAACAACGCCTCGATAGCGTCGTTCTTCTCGATGATGCCGATCACGTCAGGGAGCCCGGTCGACTCCGCCGTCACGGCGTCGGCCGCCGGCTCAACGACCACGCCGTCCGTGACCTCGGGCACGCCGGGGCAGGCCAACGAACTCATCATCGCGGTCTGCGGTTACAACTCGACCGGCACCGCGACTACGCAGGCTCCCGGCTTTATGGGCGGCCCGCCTGACACGGTGACGGGCAAGACCAATTGCCAGATCCTCGGCGGCTACGTGATGCAGAACGCGGCCGCAACCGAGACTTACGCGCCGACTCTGCCGGCGACCATGACCGGCAACGCCGTCATTATCCTCGGCCTCAAGTGCCAGAGCTTTGGGGCTGGATGGATTCAGGTTCCGAGATGGACTCCGTCCGCGTCCGTGTCAGCCGGCGCGCTCTGCAGGCAACAGAAGCAGCCGACCGCCGGCAACGAGCGAGTCTTCATCTGCACGGTCGCCGGAACAGCGGGCTCGACGGAGCCGACATGGGTGGTGACGCGCGGCGCGAAGACGACCGACAACACCGTCACCTGGATGGAGGTCACGGGCCAGGCCGCCCTGAACGGCGACAACACGAACACGGTCACTTGGGCCTCAGTCAAGAGCGGGACGCCCAACCTCGGCGTCATCATCCAGAACGTCGCCGGCACCTACCTGTTCATCTGCACGACCTCGGGCGCGGCGGGCACCGGCTCGGAGCCGACATGGAACACCACGACCGGCGCGACCACGACCGACAACGCAGCGACATGGACTTGCATCGGCTCGACCTCGGCCTTCGCCAAGTGGTCAGCGCCGCACTGGAAGATCGCCAACGCCATCGCATCCAACTGGCTCGGCGCGAACATGAATTTGTACGTGGGCGACAACCATGTCGAGAACCTGACCGCCAATGCCGCGATGGCCTTCCCGGCCGGCACGAGCAGCGCGGGGCCGAACAACGTCGTAAGCTCCGACCATACATCGTCATGCCCGCCCACATCGAAGGCGGGGGCAAGGTTCTATTGCAGCAACTCTGGCAATACCCTCATCAATAACTCGTCCTGCTGGGCGTATATCTATGGGTTCTATATCGTCGCCGGCAACAACAGCTTGTCCATTACCGGCAACCAGAACCAGAGGCTCACGTTCGATACCTGCACATTCGACACCGGAACCTATGACCAGACTCTCTCGTTTGGCAGCAACTCGGGGCAGTCGGAGACGACATATCTGAATTGCAACATCGGGATGCAATACAACTCCTTCGGGTCAGGGTTCTCCTTTGGGTGGGGCTACCATCGTTGGCGCGGCGGCCAGTTCGTCGGCGCGCTGGCGACCTATGGGTCAGGCGCGTGGAACGGCGGCGGCTCTGGATCGCACGCCGTCATCGTGTTCGAAGGCATGGACATGTCTCGCCTGACCAACGCCACGATCTTCTCGGGCGGGGGCGGCACGTCGGCCTGCGTCGAATATATCGTCAAGGACTGCAAGCTGAATGCGTCCGCAGGAGTTGCAGCTAACAACGCAGGTCTTCAGATCGACATCCTCAACACCGACTCGGGCGCGACCAACTACCGCAACGAGAGGTATCGGTTTGAGGGATCGCAGACGACCAATATCGTCGTTGTCAGGACGAACGGCGCTGCGGTCGAAGGAACCTCGATCAGCCGCCAGATCACGACCACGGCGAACTGCACATGGGGCAACCCGTTCCATCACTTCCCGATCACCATCCGGAACACCGTGACGGCCGCGAATAGGAACGTCACGGTCTACGGAATCGCCAACATGGCCGCCATGCCGACCAACGCGCAATGGTGGTTCGATGTCGAATACATGGGGTCGGCATCGACTCCGCTCGGCTCTTACGCGCAGGGAGGGACCGGCCTCTTTTCGACGGCGGGAACCGCGCTCACCGCCGACACGAGCGCCTGGGACAGCGCCGCGACGGCGCGGGCCAACTCGCACTCCTACAGCACCGGCAACATCATTAAGCTCGCCAGCAACCCAGGCCGCCTCTTCTTCTGCACGGCCGGCGGGACCTCGGCGAGCTCGGAACCCGCAGGTTATGCCTCGGCGGTCGATGGCGGAACGGTTACGGACGGCGGCGCGACGTTCAGGGCCGGCTGGCGCTTCTCGCTGACGGTCACGCTGTCGTCGCCTCAGCCCCAGAAGGCTGGGCTGCTCACCCTCTACCCGAAGACGGGGGTGGCCTCGTCGACCCTCTACTACGACCCGCTGCCGGTCCTCTCATAAGAAGGGGGCGAGATGTCGAACACCACCTTCAACTCTGGTTTCGGAGCAGTCGACTACGCCGAGACGTCTGGCAACGATAACGTCGCTGCCTCCGTCGACTACGCCGAGACGGGGATTTCGGCCGCCTCGGGCGCGGGCGAAGCGGACGGGTCCGCCACGGTCTCAGGCGCAGGCGCAACGCTAACCTTCGCATCGGGGGCCGGCGAAGCGGACGGGTCGGCGACGGTCGCCGGCGTCGGAATCGCCATCAGGCCGGGGGCGGCGGTGCTGCTGATCGGCATATGATCCTTGCATTTATCCACAGGCGGTGCAATTGACTGCACAACCGCGGCTGCAGAGGAAGTCATGAACACTGTCCAGGAAAGCGCCGTCACGCACTATATGTCGGTCAAGCACCTGACCAAGGACGTCGCCGTCGGCATCGTTTCGGTGCTCTACCGCGAATCGAGCCTCAACCCCGGCTCGCAGGGCGTGCAGAAGACCGAGACGCCTGGCGCGCTGAACGGCAGCGGGGCGTTCGGCATCGCCAGCTGGAACGGTCCGCGCCAGCAGGCCCTCGCCAATTACGCCAAGACCTTCGGGCTGAACGTCGCCAACCTGACGACGCAGCTCGACTTCGTCCTGACCGAGGCGGCCAATTCCTACTCGCAGTTCTGGGCGGCGATCCAGAACCCGGCCAGCACCTACGAGCAAGTCATCCAGGTGATGGTCGACACCTACGAGATCCCGGCCGACAAGCCGAAAGAGATCGCCGACGCGCTGGCGATCGCCAAGGACATCTACGCCGCTTACCCGGACCAGCCGCCGGTCACGCCCGCCCCGACGCCCGTCCCGGCACCTGCGCCCGCGCCAGCGCCAACCCCAGCTCCGCCAGCTCCATCCCCCGTGTCGATCGACGCCAAGCGCATCGCTCTCGCGGCGCAGCTCGCGGCGGCGATTCTGACCGTCCTCGACGCCAACAACGTAACCCTGAACTGAAGGAACCCTGAACCATGAGTGCTGCTGTCATTTCTGCTCTCGTCACCTACGGTCCCTGGATCATCGCCGGTGCCTCCGCGGCCGCTGCCGCCATGCCCCAGGCCAATGTGCCCGGGTCGGCCTGGTTCATCATCCGCAGCGTGCTCGACGTCCTCGCGATCAACGTCGGCAACGCCAAGAACGCGAAGCCGCAGGCGAAGGTCTGATCGGATGACGCGCGTTCGACGACCCAGCGTTTACGGCGGCTACGGCTGGCGGCCTCAGCTGCCCGACCGGCGCGATTTTGTCCGCAATCTCGACGCCGCCGCTCTGCCGGCGCGGGTCGACCTTCGGTCGCTGATGCCGCCGGTCTACGACCAGGGGAATCTCGGCTCCTGCACCGCCAACGCGATCGCCGGCGCGATCGAATACGACCAGATGAAGCAGAAGAAGCTCAGCTTCGCCCCTTCGCGCCTCTTCATCTACTACAACGAGCGGGCGATCGAGGGTGACGTCAGCAAAGACGCCGGCGCGCAGATCCGCGACGGGATCAAGTCGGTGGCGAGCAAGGGCGCACCGCCCGAGACCGACTGGCCCTACGTCGAATCCGAGTTCGCGGTCACGCCGCCGGCCAAGGCGTATGGCGACGCCGCCAAGGACCTGGTCGGCTATTACTACACCGTGCCGCAGACGATCGACCAGATGAAGGCGAGCCTCGCCGCCGGCTACCCGTTCGTCTTCGGCTTCACCGTCTACGAGAGCTTCGAGAGCAACGCGGTGGCCTCGTCCGGAATCATGCCGATGCCGGCCGAGAACGAGGAGACGCTCGGCGGCCACGCGGTGATGGCGGTCGGCTACGACGACGCCTCGAGCATGATCATAGTCCGCAACAGCTGGGGGACAAGCTGGGGGCAGGCGGGCTACTTCGAGATGCCTTACGCCTACATCACCGACGCCAACCTCGCCTCAGACTTCTGGGTCGTGCGCAGCGTGACCGAATGAATCTGAAGAGGGGACTGTCGTGGCGGAAGCGGGGATCACTTGGGGCGACGTCTGGTCGCTGACGCGCGAGGTGTTCGGCCCCGGCGTCGGCCTGGTCGCGCTCGCGCTTCTGTGGCGGGCCGCCAAGGGGTGGAGCGACATGCGCAAGGACCACGACGCTCTGAAAGACGATCACGAGGAAATCAAGAAGAAGGTCCACACGATCGACGGCCAGGTCCAGTCTGCGCGTGAGCGCATCGCCGGCCTCGCCACGCGGGACGACCTCGACCGCCTGGGAGAGAGGGTACAGTCGCAGATCCAGACGTATTTCGGCCAGATCATCCATCTGCTGAAGAAGGAAGTCTGACAGGAGGTCCAATGCGGATTTCGAAATCGGAGCTTGCGAGGGTCAAGAAAGCCTTCGAAGCTGCCGGCGGCAACGTCACGCACGCAGCCCATAACCTCGGGATGCCGAGGCAGACGGTGCAGAGGTGGCTCAAGAGCGCCGGACTGCAGGGGCGACCGGCCAACCGTCATACCGTCGCCGCCTCGCCCGCCCGCACCAGGGTCGTCATCATGACCGCGGTGCAAGACGACACCCCGCTATTCGAGGAAGGTTTCGCCAATCTGCAGGCTTACGCCGCCCACCGAGGCGGCGAAATTGTCGTTGGGGGGTTCACCTACAACAAGAAGGTCTTCACCAGTCACGAGACGATCCACGCCGCCTTCCCGAAGAAGGTCATCCCGCTGCTCAACCGCGAGGTCGTCCAGCTCGCCCCGCGCCTCGCCTGGTACGGCGACGCCAACATCCTGCCGACCGCCGTCGACCCCTTAGCGGGCTGGGAGACCAACACCCGGGACAGCTGGGCGGTCTTCCCCCACGCCAAGATCGCCCTGAAGGCGGTCCCGGTTGTTTCGGGAAAGCCGGGGAAGCAGATCATGACCACGGGGGTGATGACGCTCCCGAACTACATCGACAAGAACGCCGGCCAGAAGGCCAAGTTCCACCACACGCAGGGCGCGACGATCGCCGAGATCCGCACCGACGGGACGGTCTTCCTCCGCCAGCTGCACATGACCCGGGACGGCTCCTTCCAGGACCTCGACGTCATGGTGCGGGACGGCAAGGTCTCCAAGGGGCACGCGGTCGAGGCGATCAACTGGGGCGACGTCCATATCGAAGAGGTCGACCCCACGGTCGCCATGGCCGCCTGGGGCTACGACGTCGACGTGCGTGCAGTTACCTGCAAATCGTCGATGCTCGACGAGCTCAAGCCCCGACACCAGTTCTTCCACGACTCGTTCGACTTCAAGGCGCGGATGCCGTTCACCCGGCGCGATCCGCACGAGCGGCACATGCGGGCGGTGGAGGACAAGGATTCGGTCGAGGACATGCTCGACCAGGTCGCTCAGTTCTTGAGCCTCACGCAGCGGCCTGGCTGCAAGTCGGTCCATGTCGCCTCGAACCACAACCTCTTCCTCGAACGCTGGCTGAAGGACCCGGAGGGGGCGTTGGACGCCGCCAACGCCTTGGTCTGGCATGAGCTCAACGTCGCCTATCACCGGGCGATTCGTGAAGGTAACTTCAAATTCCTCCCCCACGCCCACGCCATCCAGCGCCGCCGGTGGGACCTGTCGGACGTCGCCTTCCTCGCCGAGGGCGAGAGCTATCTCGTCTGCCAGACCACCCAGCCGGTCGAATGCGGGCTGCACGGTCACATGGGGCCGCGAGGAGCGCGCGGATCGGCCTCCAACCTCTCCAAGATCGTGGAGCGGGTCAATGCTGGGCATATCCATGAGCCTCGTATCCTCGAAGGGGCGTACTTCGCCGGGACGAGCTCGAGGCTCGACATGGCTTACGCTGTACGTGGCCCCGGCGCGTGGCATCATTCCCAGATCGTCACCTACGCATCCGGCAAGCGGACGATCGTCACCTTCCAGAACGGAGCGTATCGTGCTGATTCCTGACGACCTGCGAGTGGACGGATTCTGGTACCTCGCCAGCCCCTATTCGAAGTACCGGCGGAACGGGGTCCACTATTCGGAAAGGAACCTCAAGGACAACCTCCATCTCAGCCATGCGTGGGAGGACGTGATGTCCATCCACAGCCGGTTGATCGAAGCCCACGGCCTCAAGGTCTATTCGCCGATCGGCACCGGGCACCCGGTTTCGGTCGATGCCGGGATCGACCCCTATTCGCACGACTTCTGGCTGAAGCTCGACAAGAATTTCGTCGAGCAGGCGTTTGGCCTGATCGTCGCAGGCATGCTCGGGTGGCGGGACAGCTTCGGAATCGGTCAGGAGATCAAGTGGTTCGGGGAGGCCCAGAAGCCCCGCTACTTCCTCGATCTCATCAGCTGGGCCGTCCAGCCGCTGCCCTGAAAAATGAAGTTACTTGCACGGAGACCGTATATGTCGGGCTGGGGTGGTGAGATTAGGCGGAGCGATACGCCGGACCTGGGACCGGCGAAGGAGTCTACCCGGGTAGACGAGAACCCGAAGGCGGCGCTCGGCCGCGCCAAGGCACCGATCCAGTACATCCCGACGCTGTCGCTGCGCCAGCTGGGCGTCGTCATGTATCTCGGGGCCATCGTCAAGAAGTATGGCCCGTTCAACTGGCGGGAGCGGCCGGTCGCCGCCACCGACTATCAGGACGCCATCCAGCGCCACCTCGACCTGTGGTTCGACGGCGAGGACAGCGACGACGAATCGAAGGTGAGCCACCTGGCCCACGTCATGGCCTGCTGCGCCATCCTGATCGACGCCCAGGCGCACGGCACCATGATCGACGACCGGCGCAAGACGGGCGTGGTGGTCGCGTTCATCAAGAGCTTCGGGAAGCTATTGCAGGGGTGAACCGTGGGCGACGAGTGGGACCTTTCAGAGCATCCTGATCTGGCTTCCGCTCGCGCCAGCGTGCTGCGAGACATTGCGCTCAATTACGAGGACGTCAAGGACAAAGCCGTGGGCGAGCGCATGCTGAAGGCGATGGACCTGCTGAACGAAGGCATCGAGCGCATCATCCGGCCGAAGGCGAAGGGGAAGCCGGCCGCCCTCCTGCCGATCAAAGGCGGCAAGGACGACGACCCGTAAAAATTGCAGACAACTGCAATTTCTCCTTTACATGCCCGGCACGGGTGCTACCGTCTTTCTTGCACACCAAAACAAGGAGGTTTCGGTGGCCACCAATCCAAGAGCAGCCATCAAGACCAAAGACGGCCTGTACGACCCGACGACCGGGATCACCTGGTCGGCCGAGCAGGCGAAGAAGGACTTCGAGAAGTTCGCACAGAAGGAGGCGGCGAAGAAGGCCGCCAAGCTTTCCAAGGGCATGAAG